GAAAATGCTGGCCATGTATTTATTTTAATGTATGAATTTGTACCATCATAATAAGTAGCACGACCATCTACATCTGTCTGTTCATTTAAAAGAAGGCTATTAAAGGTTGCTGTTGTTGTTAATCCGCCTGAATTGACAGGAGTACCTGCTGTTTCGTTAAAACGATACCAGACTCTTGGTGCTAATCCATTTACTTGATCATAATATGAGGCCATAAAAATAGGCGCAGCCTGGGCTACGCCTTAACTCCTATCAAAAGCTTAGTTGGTGTTATTGAAGAAATACTTGTTCCGCCTACTGAAATTACAGGAGCAAGAGAGAAGCGAGATATAACTGGAGCTACGACGACGACACCAGAAAGGGCTACGACAGTTATATTTGACTCCACGGCTACAGCGGCTGCTGTTAGTGGTCCCGCTTCTACTCTTACATCCATTTGCGTTTTACCTTACGCTACTGTGATACGCACGATTCCAGTGCTATCCCATGTGATTGTAAAGTTACCATTGGTTGAAGACTGGTCTGAACCGAAGTCAACATATCCAATGAGAGCCTTTGATGCTGCGTTTGCACCTGAATCATCATAAACTACTGCATAACGAGCAGTAATTGTTGAAGATGACCATGTTACGTCAGCTGCATCAAGTACGATTACGTTGTTTGTACCATCATATGTGGAGGTCTTTGAAGACAAAGTAATTCCACCAGTGGTGTAACCTGTACCAGTTACTTCATTAGCTGATACATCATCGAAATAATCGTGAGTATCCTGGTTAGGTGTGTAGGAAGATGAAAGAAGAGCTACCTTGATGGTATCTGAATCCCAGTCAATTTCCTTGTTAAGAGCTTGCTTTAGGAAGTTACCGTATAGTTTGCTTGGCATTATTCAGTTCCTCCTTATGATGCTGTCTTCTCAACGATTGCGAATGCGCTAGCATCAGCAACCTTGAAACCACGGCGAATGCGGGTCTTGAGAAGGACGCCATCCTTAGCAAATTCTGCGTCACGAGAGACAACAGACTCGACTCCACCACGAACACCATTGATCAACATATTGCGGTTACCGCAGATGAGCAATGCATTTCCTGTAGGTGTGTCTGTAGCTGCAGCTGAACGTGCAGCTCCATATGAAACTACCAATGGATATCCGAATAGAGATCCTGGTGTTCCTGCTAGTGGATCTGGTAGAACTAGGTCATTGTTGCCTTTAACCATTCCACGAATTTCCTTAAGCATCTTTGGATGCGCCATCCATACTGTATTAGCTGCATCGAACTTTGCTGATTCCTCAACTAAGCCAAGTGCTGTATTTAGATCATCGTATGATAGAGCTCCAGCTGTTGGGATTAGGTTTGCTGCTGCTTCATTTGCAACCGCTGTCAAAAGCGATGTATATGGAGCGTCATCGTTACCTGTCTCAACTGCATAAACGCCAAGAGTTGCGTTATCGAATTTACGAGCGAAGCGTGATGCCCACTCTCTCTTGTAGCTTGTTAAAACGTCTACGAGGTTATCGTTTAGATCTTCCTCTGAAACGTGCATGATCTGTGCATACTTACGTGCTGTAAGCACTACTTCGTCAAGAGTTGCTACTGCCTCTGGAATTGTTGCGCCTTCGGCGACAATATCAGGTGCATCTGTCTTGAAACGAGGCACAGACTTTGTGCGGGAAGCCATTACTTCACGACGAGCAAAACGCTCAACTGCTGAATTAGCAATTAAGTCTTGGATTACGTTAGAACCCTGCTCTTCGAGAATGTAACCATTGGCTTCTGTAAAATCTGTTCTTGCCATGTTATTTTCTCCTTATTTAGGTTAATTTGAACTTGAAAATAGATTATCGTCCAATATATCTATGGTCGCAAGTCCAAACGTCCATTTGGTGCCTTGCATCCAACAATTATACAATAAAATCAGTCTATTTTCTACCCAAAACAGCCATTGCTTGGCGTTCTGAGGCTGATAATTTCTTATCAATTGGCGCAGACTCTGCTGAATCTGCTTTTCCTGCGACTAGCAGCTTTGGATCAAATAATTCTGGGAAATCTGCTTTCAATTCTTTCATTTGTTCATCAAAACCTACTACATTTAATTCATCATCAAATGATAGACTTTCAAATTTAACAAATTTAAGAATTCTTTCAGTATTAGTAATATTTAACTTAGCTAACTCCTGAATTACTTTTTCTCTTAGCAATTTCCCGCTAACTTTAGCGTTATCTTGCTCATATTGTGCCAATCTAGCTTCTAGGGCTTCCTTTTCTTCTCTGGCTGCCTTCGCATCCTTCTTAGCACGGTCCAAAGCTGCTAGTACGGCAGCTGGATCTTTAATCTCTTCGGACGTACCATCCATCTGAGTATTTTCTTCCATTATTATACCTGTTCATTTCTTTCTGCTGCAGCTTGTTCTACAGCAAGATTATTTGCGTTTACGCCTGTGGCCTGAAGCGATATATTTTCTGTTTCGTTTGTAGCAATTATAGATGCTTCAGCAACTTGTGCTGCAATTTCTGTGTCATATCCCAGTTCGAGAAGAATTTGTTCTAAAGGCATTCCAACACTCTTTTTACGAACAGCAATATCCCAAAGATCAACACTATCTAATGTTTCTGGATTCTTCCAAAATATTTCAATATCTGCGGAAATTCCTTCAACTCTTAAAATAAATTTAAATAAATCTCTCCATGTTGAACCAAAAGCAAGTTGACGATTTACAACTTTCTTTGTTAAAGGTGCTTCAGCAACACGAAGTGCTTCACCAGATGGAATGTAACTGCCCTTCATGAAAAAATGAAGAGGTGTACTTGTTATTGCTGCCATTGCATTAACAAATTCTAAAACTGGCTTAGTAAATGTTTCTGGATCAGCCGCTGGGAATTGTCCAACAGCTTGAACTCCTTGAAGATACCAAAGCTGTCCTGGGCCATTTTGTAATGAGCCTAAGTTTTCTCTAGATGTATCATCATCAGAAAAATCTTCTAGTTCAGCAGTCTGTCCTCCAGTAGTCAAGGCATAACGTTGAGGAGCACCTTGATAATCAACTGTGTACATATGAGTATTAATTAATTTATTTATAGCATCTTGTGGTCCATATGCATCATAATGTTCTGGCTTTCCATAAGGTCTATGAGTTCTAAAATGGAATACAGGAATTTCATTCCATGGGTTTGGAACAGTTTCTATTAAAAACATATTTGGAGCATGTGTTAAATACTCTAAATCTCCCATTCCTTCATATTTCTCAATACGATCTGGATAATATAGATTTAATTTAATAATTTTTTCAGTTTCAGTCTCTATCTGCCACATTTTTACAGCAAAAGATTTAATTCTTGGGTTTTCTACATCATAAACTATGCTAGTTGTTAGTGGTGAATTATAATCAATGGCCACTTCGCCATTCATATCTGGCCACACAATTGCATAACAATCTCCGTAAATTAAAGAATTACGATGAATTTCATTTATATCTATTTTTAAATCTGTCTGATTCCATATTCTATCTATATAAGAATTTGCTGCATCAGTTGTTCCTCTAATTTGATCAATGCTTAATCTATTTAAAACGGAGTCAACAACTGTCTTTGTAAAATTAAATCGAAAATCTGAATTTTCAAATCTAAAAATACGCATCCATCGTTGAGATTGAAAAATCTCTGGCTGATCTCCATTATAATAAGCTGAAGCTCTCTTATAGTTGTCAATTTGAGAAATAACATGATCAAATCCTTTTGTTAAGTCTGACATTTTATCTCCTTAAGTAATTTAATTGTCTGGCTAATACTTTTGGAGTTTTATTATCCAAGAAATATAGGATTCCAGACGTTACCGCATCTAGAATGTCATCATGTGAGATTTTTGGGAATGCCCACATTTGTTCTTCTAGCGCAGGGAAATGTGCGGTATGTCTAATTTTTCCCTGTTGATAAAAGTTCAAAGCTTTACCTGCACGGATCTGCTTTGATACTGATTGCCTTACAGATCTATATTTTACTGGAATATCTTTAAATACGTCTTGCCAAAGATCTCCACCCTGGTTAGTTTCTACATAGATTATTCCAGGCTGATATATATCTACAAGGCTGGCGATTCTGTCAGATAATTCAGATGGAGAAACCTTCAGCTGAATGGCTTCTCTAACGTAAATATTGTCATCATCACCTCTGGACAATACGGCTATGCCCGTATAGTCAGAAATCTTATTTTTTGTTACTGCTGGGTCAATAGAAATAATTGTATTTCCATATTCTTCTAATTGGGCAATAATAATATCTTGTTCTGTCCAGAAATTACCATCAGCATTTACAGGACGATTCATGTAATTCTTTGCAAAATCTCTTAAGTGACGCTGGCTTTGAAGCCACTCTAGAGGCCACTTCTCAGGCCATACAGAGCGTTCTGAGCCATCTTCAGCAGTCATGATAGCTGGATAGTAGTGAACACGTACATTCTGGTCTGTAATCCATTCTAGCTCTTTTCCAGTATGCCCTTCAGCATGTTTTCTAAATTCATCCATCATAGAATTAGGCATAGTAGTAGTTCCTACAATAATCATACGAGCATATATATTCATAGGTGCAATATCATCAAATACAGTTCTACGCTGTTGGCCTGCCTGATATTCAGAATAGTTCTTCTCACCCTTTTCAATATCATCTAGGATGATTAGGTCTGGTCTTTGACCAAATACTTTCTTACCCAAAGAGTTGGTATCAATGCCATTAGCATCAAAGATAAAATCATTTGCCTGAACAATTCTCCAGCTATTATTCGCAAGGGAACGCCCAGTGCCACCGACAATTTTAGGTGTACATAATGAGGGATAATCTGCTTTGAGATATTCATTTGTGTCCAATTCATTTTTAAATGTCATCAAGTGAGTCTCAGCTTGAGACGCAGCATCTGAGAACGCTGCTACGAATTTAATATGCCCATGGGCGGCGGCCCACAAAGGCAGTATCAAGAAGATCCATGTAGACTTACCGCATTCTCTAGGTGCTATGAAAGCATCTCTATGCTGTTTAGGTCTAGTTGGCTTATTAATCCAAGATTTTCCATATTCAGCCAAAGCCCAATGGAATTCAGATAAAGTGAGATCGTCGTTTGCATTCTTTAAGTGATGTGGTAAATATATCAGAGCAAATAACATTGGATCATATTTAGTAAGTTCTCTACGTCCCTCAGATATTGTTAATAATTCTGGGTTTATATCTGCTAAATATTCTTCTAAGTTCAATTTACTCCTAATTGGCATATATATACTTTTTACTATAGAAATTTATCTAGAGTAACAAAAAAAATATTTTTTTATTTTTTTTCTTATCGGGTAGTATCTCCCTCAAGCATCTTATCTTTAATTAAATTGTTTCTTGCTTTAGCTTCATTTAAAATGTCGACAATTGCTAGATCTGTTCCATCTTTAGATCTATTCTCATTTATATTTGTAGACTTACCTTCAATTAGATTAATTGTTTGTATAGCTTTATGTATAGCATTAGATAGCTTATTGATATCTTCTGCAAGGAGATCTTCTTCATATAGTTTCTCCACCGCCCTATCTATAATTGCCTGGGCGGCAATAACCTTATCCTTATCCTTATAAAATATATCTAATTGTTTAGACATAACAGCTAATGTATTAGCACTTGGCATATCTAAATTTCTTTGGACATAGAACTTCTTTGCGGTGTGATAGGATTTAGGAAATCCTAAATACCGCATTGCTGGTCCAATTCCCATTTCATTTGCACATTCAATAAATTCTGATATTTGTTCTTCAGTAAATGTTGGATAACCCATCATATCTCCCTTGACATATATTCATATATATGCATAATTGGTATACATATTGACATTACGCATACGTTTCTGATATTTTTTATAGATATATTAATTAATATACCCATATCTATTTCTTCTTCTTATTTCTTTTATTCAAAGCTTTTACTGCTTTATATCCTGCTGCTGGATATTCTCTTCGTATTCCATGTTTATTCTTATCTATAATTATCTTAATCCCTTGAGTCTCTCCGCCCTTATTCTGCATGTATTAACTCCAAGAAGTCTTTTAGATTGCCTTGTGGTGTAAATCCAAAGGTAAATTGTTTAGTGTCTATATCGTTATATATCTCTAATGTCATAGATAATGTACCATCTGGGTGATAATGTACATCCTTAGCATAGGGATATAACCTGTTGGTTCCGCCCTGTGGGCTAAACATGTCCCTCATATCCATTAAATACTGCATCCTATCACTATATGCTAATTATACTCTATAAAAACAAAAGATGCCCTGGCGAAGTGGGGACTTCATATGGCATCCAGGGCATCCTTATATAAGGTTGGTAAAACAACTAAGGGTAATGAAGAACCTTAGTCTGTATATTCTATCATCTTTTCCAGTTAGGGTCAAGAGCTAGATATTCATCTTTTAATGGAAAATCCCATTGCTTATTTATCTTTAGTTGTCTTTTGGCAAATTCGTCTATGTATTTATCTATAGCTTGGATTATCTCATCATCTGACATGGCTATTACTTGATCCATTGTATATTCTTTCCAAAAGGATTTAATGAGTATTGGTTCTTTATAGGTTACGCCTCTTTGTTCCACCGCCCTCATATTATATTCCTTCCTCTTTCTTACCCTAGTGCCTTTGCGAGGATATTTAAGAAGATGATCTGGAAGCTTTTTTCTACCTGCCATGTTGCCTCTTAATTGCGGCATATGTACGAACTCTCCAGCATGGCTTACAATAAATATTGTATTTATC